GACATTCATGATTACACAGAATGGTAATGACATCACCGCGAGATTCAGAAATGATCTAGAAAGCCTGATAGTCACGGATAATCGTGGGCTGGAGGCTGATAGTGTTGAGATCACATTAGATGATTCTGATGGTTTGATCGATATTCCATTACGTGGAATTGAGCTGGCAGTATCTTTAGGATGGAAACACTCAGGACTTATTCCTAAAGGTATTTTCACTGTAGATGAAATTGAATGCAGCGGCGCTCCGGACAAAATAATTATACGCGCGCGTAGTGCAGATCTCCGCGCTGGGCTAACACAACAAAAAGAAAGAAGCTGGCACGGACTAAGTGTTGGCGATATCGTACGTAAAGTGGCCAAAGATAATGCTCTGACGGCCGCTATTTCTGATCGCTTCGATTTGGAATCTATTGTGCATATTGATCAGACCAATGAGTCTGATATCAGCTTTCTAACACGCATTGGCAAGATGTTCGATGCCATAGTGAGCGTAAAGAACGCCAAGCTACTATTCATGCCGATGTCTGCGGCTTTAAGCGTTTCAGGCATTCCCCTCACAGGCGTAACGATCACACGACAAGATGGTGATGCTCATCGCTTTACGATTGCAGATCGTGATGGAGCCACAGCAGTGAAGGCACTATATCAAGACAACGCAAACGCCAGAAAAGGCGAAATCATCATCGATGCGTCTAATATCGACACAGTGCCACCTGCTGCAGAAGAAACCCCAGTACAAATACAGCAGACGCCCGCTGGCAAGATTTATAAATTACCCAAGGTTTACGGTAATAAAGCCAGTGCGACTCGCGCAGCAAGAGAAAAATTCAGGACACTTAAAAAAAGCAAGGCTATTTATGCTGAAGTGATTGCAAAATATAGCGAGGTAGGTACTAGCAATACTCTTTCTGTAAGTGTTACTGAGAAGAACCTTAATAAAGCTACCAAAAAAGAAATTGCAGAGGATGAGACACCACCATCTATGTTAGCAAGTGCAGATAACATGAAGGTGCTACGCCATATATATGCCAATAAAGCCAATGCGACCAGGGCTGCTAAAGCTGAATATAGACGCATGATTCGTGGTGTAGCTACTTTCAGCATCGCATTGGCCCATGGTAGACCGGACATATTCCCAGACCTCCCAGCCACTGTATCAGGCTTCAAACGTGCTATTGATAGCACTCAATGGGAAATCGCTAGAGCTGTACACACTCTTTCCGGCAATGGTTTGACAACATCTTTAGATCTAGAGATGAAACTTGAAGATTTTACTGATTAAACAATCGGTGAATCTTTACTTCAGAGTTTGTGTGCAATTCCTTGACCGTATAGTAATCACCTGACATTTCCATTAAACGCAGATGAGCTGTGATCCTGCTTTTAATCTTAGGAAATAACTTACCAAAATTTTCGCGCGCATATGTTTCTAAATACTGCAATTCTCGTTGGCCATGTTGATATCGCATGATTGCATCAATCGGACTGCCGTTACTCATTACGCCCAATTTAGCCATAATTGTTTTGCCACTGATTGATTCATAACTATTAACATTTTTTTGTCGCAATGTTGCACGCTGCGTTGGATTTAAAGTTTTCTTTACTAAGTCGCCATTAATGGTGAAATGTAGGTCTGGCCAGTTGTTATCAACATACTCTATTAATTCGCGCTGCTCCCAAACATTAATCTCTGAGTGATCTCTAATATCAATTAAATAGGCCGTGTTACCTTCAATCCTCAAAAACAGCAGGTCATCAGCACGTTTAACGTAACCGTTTTTAAGTGTGCTTATAGGATTTAAGTGAAGGTGATAAATACCCCAATGATTAAGCAACCTATCATGGTATTCAAACTTTTCAGCTGACTTGGATTGATATGCAGAGATATCCTCTCCAGCCAGCATCTTATTTTTTATTTCATCGATCACTGGCAGAAGAGTTGAATATTTGGCTCTAAGTACTATCTCTTGCGATAGAAGTACTTGAGAAATTCCAGATGGTATTGTGCGCTCAACTTTTTCATATATAAGGCACCATTTATCTAATGGGTCAGTTGGTTTGTTAGAAATGTAACCAAGATCATCCAGCTGATTATCTAGCATCACATTAAAATCGCCCTCGAAGTCGATAGTAAATATAGGCAAGATTACTTATCCCCATCAACTTCTGAAAGGTTTGCTCCACCCTTTTCAGTCCACCAAACGGTAAAGTAATGCCCTTGGCTTTCTTGTTTAAATTGCTGCAGAAACCCATCGATGGCATCTGCTAACACCATCGACCCTATGCTGCCATCCTGCCTACGCATCCTGTCAGTACCAACATGCCTGTTACCTCTAAATGTCATGATCTTCATGAATTCACAATTCTCTGAACATTCAATCACATTGGTTTCGTTATTTGAAGACATGAACACTTGATAAGCGCCATCTTTTTCGCCAGCATATTTAAACATCATCAGTGGATTGACAAGTTTTCCATTCTGCTTGTCTTCAGGGGTTATTGCTGGCTCATAGCCATATTCCAACCCATCTTTTAAGCTGTAATTATGCATAGGAGCTGGTAGTTTGGCTGGTGGTGCCTCAGATATTGGGTCACTCTGAGAAGAAAAATCCAGTTTTTCAGATTGCTGCGGTGCATCCGATTTTGAGCAGCCAAATAGAAGTGACACACAGGCTGCAGCCACAAAAATGAATCTGAGACGTTTCATTAAATTCCCCTTTAATAAATCACAACTGACTTAACTTACTTTCGTTTTTTTATGTATTCCACTAATGCATTGATCGCTGTCCTGCCATCTTGATCAGCGTGTGCATAGGCATCTACAAGATCCCGAATCTCGCTCGTATCGTATTCAGCTGTATTTGGTTTTGTTTTTAACTCAACAAGAGCATATCGTTCACCACGCATGATGAAAGCAATATCAGCCCCAGCTTTAGCAAATGCAGTCAACACTTCCCCACCGGGCCAATTCTTCCCTTTTTCATAACGGCCCCAGACTTCGCGGCTGGTACCACAAATATCTGCGATTTGCTCTTGAGAAAACCCTAATCTCACACGCTCATCTTTCAAACGTGAGAAAAATGTCTCATTAACAGTTGACATAGTGATATTTAGTTCTCATAATTCGCTCATTGTGTAACTAATTGATAGATTATAACCAATGAACGATAGGCGCAAACGCACACCGAAAGGTGTAGCTTGTAGTAAACCGATAGCACTAAGACTTATGCCCGATGAGAGGGCAGAAGCTGAAATCATTAGTAAGCGTATCGGTTTGACTAAATCAGCACTTTCCCGCGAGGCCTATTTAGCTGGTCTGCCTTTGGTATTAAAGAATCACCCTTCAGCAGAAACCTCCCCTGTTGAATCTATCGCTAGCAGTACTTCCATAGGTGCTGCTAGCACTTTTTCTTCTCCAGCGTTGAATCGAGCATAGCAATGTCAACGCAAATTAGCATGAGAGACAATTCTCACACTCGCACAGTGATAGCAATTCTTGCTGCAGCTGTCACTAAGTGGAAAGACCGTAACAAATGGAGCCGCGAAACAGTTACCGACGCTATCGTTAATTTCCATGTGGCAAATAAGTTACAGACGAGCAAAGGTCTGAATTTTATTGAGGCGGGCGAATGCGACGAATACACGCGCTTGCACACCAATGCCAATAAGTTATTTAGATGGCTGGATGAGTTGACCAAGGACAATAATCTGTTGCCTGTTAATTTCGCACCATCGATCCTTGGTTCCTTGCCTACCGATATCAAGATAAATGCGATCAATGAAATCTTGATCACATGTGATTGCACTGTTAACCCGATAAATTCAATCGTCCACGTAGATGCTTTGCCGATGCTTGAGGCCATCCTTCATGATTCATCAGAAGCATCTAAAGCAGTGGCTGCTTTAGTTGATGGTATTGACCCCGGTGAATTGGAACGCGCACAAGAGACGATAACGTTGGCCATAGAAACATTGACCAACTCGAAAAATGTCATTGATAACTTACTTTTGCAACGTAGGGAAAACTAACTATGGCAGCTCCACAGCTATGTCCGCATTGCCAACAAAAGGCACTAGTCAAGACAAGCCGATTGATGTCTTTGATCAGCAGAGAAACTTACTATCAGTGCAGCAACATCGAGTGCGGTCATACATGGGCATCTGTAACCACTGCGATACGCACTATAGTTCCTAGTCGCACACCCAATCCCGAAGTTCACATCCCCCTTTCCGAGAGGTCACAAGCTATGTCTGAAGCACAGCTAGAACCTACCGGATAACTTTCTCGTAATTCCACAAAACAGCAGCACCCGAAAGATGCCTTTTTCAAGGCGTAAGGATTTTTTTTACCTAAATTTTATGAACAGACTTGATGAACCCTAACCTGCACGCTGACATAACCCGAAGAATTCAATTCGATTTTGAATTCAAAGGGCATGGTAAATGGCTACAAAATGGCCGTTGCCCTGTATGTGAAAAGAAAGAGCTATTCACCAATGCCGAGGCACCTTGGGTGCTTAAGTGCGGCCGTGAGAATAAATGCGGGGCAGAGCTGCACGTCAAAGAGTTATACCCTGATCTTTTCAACAACTGGAGCGAACGCTATCAGCCCACAGAAAAGAATCCTAACGCTTCTGCAGATGCCTATCTTAAAGAGGGTCGTGGCTTCGATATAACCAAATTAAAGGGCTGGTATACCCAAGAGTCTTATTTCGACAGCAAATCCAATCATGGTAGCGCTACAGTGCGTTTCCCTTTGCCCGGAATCGGATATTGGGAGCGCATCATTGATCGCCCCGAACGATTCGGCAAGCGTAAGGCGACTTTCAAGGGTGAGTACGGTGGCAAATGGTGGCAAATACCCGGAAGCGATCTTACTGAGGTTAAGGAAATATGGATCGTTGAAGGTATCTTTGATGCGATCGCACTTTGGCTAAACGATGTCATGGCTGTTTCTGCCATGAGTTGCAATAACAACCTTTGGTATTCGCTGCAAGAATTGGCCAAAGAGTGCGCGGCCAAAAACTTACCACGGCCAAAACTGATATGGGCATTGGATGATGGTGCAGCCGGTACTAAATACATCAAGAAACACATCGCTGAATCTCAGGATAAAGGATGGGTTTCTTTCGCTGCGCAGATCAAGAACAAAGGCAATGCAAAGCTAGATTGGAACGACCTACACCAACGTGGAAGGTTGAATGAAGATGCACTGGCGGAAGCACGCTATAACGGCGCGCTGCTGACAGCTAAGACAGCATCAGATAAAGCCTCCCTGATATACAACAAAGAGGGTAAACGCCGTTTTTGGTTTGGCCATATGAATCGTATGTATTGGTTCGAGTTAGATCTCGATAAATACAACAAAGCGGCCAATGCCATAGAAGAAGAGATGGAGCGAGATGGTGAGGCACCATCGAAAGAGGAAATACGCAACCGCGCATTGATCGAGGCAAGGTCAGTATTCGACATAGCCAATTGCTACTTCACCGCCCTCTATTATCAAGCCAACCTGCTCACAGATGAGTCTTGGTATTACCTTCGCGTCGATTTTCCACACGATGGCGCAAGCATAAAAAATACCTTTGCAGGTTCTCAGCTCACCAAAGCGGCCACTTTTAAAGATCGTCTGATATCGATTGCACCAGGTGCGATATTCAGTGGCAGCAGCGTTCATCTATCAGAGATCATTGAAAACCAGCTTTTCAATATCAAGACAGTACAAACGATCAACTTCGTGGGCTACAGCATCGAGCATGGTGCATATGTCTTCAATAAGACCGCGGTTAAAGATGGTCGTGTTTACGATCTCAATGAGGAAGATTTCTTTGATTTCGGCAAACTCTCAATTAAGTCATTAAGTCGCTCTGTCGACCTTGAGCTCAATACCGATTTAAAAGAATTCAACACAGACTTTATCGACATCATCTGGCAATGCTATGGCCCCAAAGGTTTCATTGTCATGGCCTTCTGGCTTGGCTCTCTATTTGCAGAGCAGATACGTGCTGAATACAAGTGCTTCCCTTTCCTTGAATTCGTAGGTGAGCCAAGCTCTGGTAAGTCGACATTGGTTGAATTTTTGTGGAAAGCGATTGGCCGTAGCGGTTACGAAGGCTTTGACCCATCCAAATCTAGCGCAGCAGCACGAGCACGTAATTTCTCGCAAGTGGCTGGCATGCCTATCGTATTGATGGAGGGTGATCGCCAAGAGGATAAAGCCCACGCTAAATCATTCGACTTCAACGAATTGAAACCGTTGTATGACGGTAGATCGATCTATTCTCGCGGTATCAAGAATGGTGGTAATGAGACGTACGAGCCACCTTTCCGTGGTGCCATCGTCATTAGCCAGAACGACACCGTAATGGCAGACACAGCCGTTCTGCAACGTATCGTGCACATCGGCACCGACACCAGCCTGCACTCCCCTAAAACTAAGATCCTGTCAGATAAGTTGAAACGCATGAAACCCAAGGACGTATCGGGTTTTGCGATCAAAGCCATGACAGGCGAGCATAAGTTACTCGCTAAATTCCGTGAGTCATTTGCTGAATACGAGCCAGCCTTACAGGGCATCGCTGATATCAAATCCCTACGTATCGTAGAAAACCACGCACAGATCATGGCGCTGATCGATTGCTTAGGTGAGTTGTTACCTATCGACGCTAAATATCTAGAAGAAGCCAAAGATGAGCTAGTCGAGATGGCACGCGCTAGGCAACTGGCATGTAGCAATGACCACCCATTGGTTCAAACCTTCTGGGAAACATACGACTTTATCAACGGCGACGATGAGCGCCCAAGGCTTAATCACTCGCGTGATGACTCTCGTATTGCAATCAACCTCAATCATTTCGTACAAGTTGCTACGGAGAAAAAGCAACAGGTACCACCCCTTTCAGACCTTAAGAAAGTCTTGAAATCAAGTCGCTCGCGCAAGTTCGTTGAAATGGACGTAGTCAACAGCGGCATCAATGAAAGATTCAATAACGACAACCAAGATCTGTTAGCTCCAAAGAAGGCCTTGTCTGTGCGTTGCTGGATTTTTGAAAACACAACCCCTACTAGGAGACAACCATGATAGGCAATTCAATTAGTTTTTTAGATCACTCAAGGCTTATAACCACTGGCCTTGCAGTGTTGCAGAAAGCAGAAAACGGTCAACTTTTTGACGCTAGCGAAACATCTCAAGCGAGTTGTATAGAGGCTTTTCAGGATCTACAAGCCGCAATCGATATCGCCGTTAAATCTCTACCCAATAATGCCAGCCCATTTATGCGTTATCGCATTGAAGTGCTTGATGACATCATCGCGGCGCAAATGCTACGTGGATTAGTACTGCATATGGCTGGTGATGATCAATTCATCCATTTGAATCTGAGCGTGGTGTTGTCGTCCCTCGATGCCAAATACACCGGAATTGCGCTGGAGATGTTGATGGAATTCGCCAAAGACCCTTATGACGACAACTTACAAAAGCTGGCAGAAAGTATTAGGACCAGCCCAGCTAAGTTGCCTGAATCTCACTAGGCCAAAACAATGCGCGCCGATCTATTCCCTAAAGCAACAGATCAGGAGCTAAGAGACGCGTATCACAGAACCGGGCTGCAGCAGCTTGGTTACACATACGAATCAGCAATGGCAAATGTGATGTTTAACAAGGTAATTAACGACATCGTATTGGCAGCAAAAACACACATCAAGGTAAAGAAACAAAAGGCACCTGCTCCGCTACAGCAGGTACTAATTTAGGAGACGACAATGAGTAAAAGTTTATATGAACGTGTACGTGAAGAAAAAATTAATGGCCATCTAAGAGATCTAGCTACGATTCAGGTAGATCAACCCAAGATTGATGCATTCGAAGGGTTTATTAATGATTTGTCAGAAATTGGTATTGGCACACAGCCAATTGTCTCAGCTCATTACGCAAATACAAGCCTATTTTTTTGGCTCACAACCCCTACACAAGAGAATGTGACTAATGCATTAGTACATTTTTTATTTAAAAACGCAGAAATCGTCATAGATCTTCGCCGTGATTCTGTTAACTACGGTTATGAGATAACGACTGAAAAATGCACATTCTCGTTATCGCTTAGAGATCAAAAAGATATTTTCACCAAAGAATTCTTGCAACATCTGCTGGATGAGGCCAAAAAAAAACCATTCATTGGTATTGATCTGGCTAATGGTTCAGACCAACAAACTATCAAATTTGCCACCAGATCAGAGGTGCAATCATGAATGAAATCGTGACAATAAAGCACTTTCACTTTGCGGCTGGCCTTGGCGGTGGGAAAAAGGGTTTCAACAAAGCCACGCAGAGAGTAAAGAACATGACCTCTAGATCACGCTGTCTAGGCGGTATTGATGTAGACCCTGCTGCTATTCGTGACTTTAACAATATGGGCGAAGGTAGACCCGGTACGGTCATGGACCTTTTTACTCGTGATCAATACATAGCATTCCATGGCAAACCACCTCCCCCAGAGTGGCGCGAGGCTACGCCGCAAGATATTCAAGCCGCTGCAGGCCATGAG